GAACTCTAAAAGGGGTTGTAATAATTGCTGCCATAATTCTTTCCTATGTTTATGTTAATCTAAGTTTATAAAACTACTATTGTTATAACTATTTATAGTGTTTTTATATTTGTTTTGTATGATTTGAGAACCTAATTGTTCTATTGTAAAGTTACTATTAAAGAGCTTATCACTCTCATAAAAACTATTACCTTTACTATTATAATAGTTATTTAGTCTTGTTTGATTTAAGTCATTAAGCAATACTTTGAGTATCATCTTAATATCCTTAGCTCTATATTCTGAAACTGTAGTAGAACCTAAAGTTACTGATGGGTCTAATACATAACCGTTACCAGCATTAGTAATACTTATAGTAGTTATTCCTGCAGGTAGCATAAATACTTCACCTACCGCATTACTTCCACCGCCACCACTAAATGTTATTGTAGGTGGTTGAGTATATCCACTGCCTTGATTTGTTATAACAACTCCGTCTACATCACCTAGGTCATTTATTAGTGCATAACCTAATGCAGTTACACCACTTGTCGGTGCAGAGAAAGTTACAGTAGGTCTTGAAGTATATCCAGCACCACCAGATATAATACCCACTCTTTCTACACCAGTTGCTGCAAGATTAAACTGTGCTGTGGCCTGTACATTAGTACTTAATGGAACTCCGTCAGCATCTGTTGCTGTTGGTTGCCCTATCTTTATAACAGGCGGCCTACGATATTGTCTAAGAGATACTGATTCGGTAGGGAAGGTAAGTTTTGTAACCGTACCAACACCACTATTGGCTGCTACTGCTAGAGAAGCAGATGTATAACCAGTATTTGTTCCACTTATAGTAACAGACTCTATCTCTCCTAGAGCATTAAGAACTGGAGTTAATGTAGCATTTCCACCCTCTGCAATTGTAACAGCAGGAACAGAACTAAAACCAAATCCTGGATTAATAACTTGTACTGAACTAATTTTACCATTAGTAATTTGTGCAGAAAGAACCGCATTACGACTAATCCTAGCTTCTGCAGTAGGAGTAAATATAGAAGCAAAGGCCTCTATTAATAATGGTATATCTTCTGCACCAATTAATCCTGGCTGAATACCTGGCATAGATGATAATGTAAATCTGTTAACTCTAGTTGCACCATATGCATTTACTAGTTGACCTACCAACTGGCCAGTTTCTGGATTTTTAGTCTGTACAGTAACACCTTTATTACTATCACCGAATACTGTTCTGGTTAATTGTAATAAAATTAAAATTTCACCGAAGAATATAAATCCTGCAGGGTGAACTAATCTATTAAATACACTATCCCAATCTTCAATATTTCTACCTGTCTTAATAAGATAACTATACTTCTGATATCTATAACTGTCTTGTAATCTAATTTTCTTTTCAGATATAAAACCTTTAGTAGAGATAAACTGATTAGCATCCGAGTCCCAATCTCCAGAAGAAGGTATAAGAGTATTATCCCAAGGCCTTGTTACTTCTACTTCATCTTCAAAGAAGAGTCTGAAGAATGTAGCAATAGAATCTTGACTACCCCTTACTTTATAAAAATCAATAATTCTTTTGTAAAGTGTTGCTTTATTAACTGAGATATCTCTTGGTATAATAGCAGCAATCTCTTTCTGCATAAAATTTAGATATTCATTAGTAGGGTCTTTGGCATCATCTAGGTTTTTATCAATATCCATTGCATCTTCTAATGCATTAAGTACATAAGACGGCCCTGGGCCCACCCAATTTTTAATCGTGGTTGTAAGTTTAGCAGTCTTAGTATTATGGCTTGCTAAACCACTAACAGTAAAAGTCTTACCAATTTCTACTGTACTTTTAGCAAGTGAACCAGGAAGCTCATTACCATTTGATATCTGTACATTTACACTAGATAGAGTGATTACTGTTCCGTCATCTAATACTAGTGTACTATTAGCACCATCATGGTCAGAAAAGAATTCATTACCATTAGAGTCTAGGTCTGGATATCTAAAGACTGCCTGACCATCTAATATTCTATCTGAAAACGATTCCGTAGTTTGATATATAAACTCGTTCATATTCATAAACTCATAATATGATTCCAAGAGTTTTTGAATACCAACGTTGTTAGTAGTATCAATATTATCTAAGATTCCATCAGGTAATAATTGTTTTACCTGCAAATCTTCCTTAGATTTTCTCTTAGAGGAGAATACCGATTCTATAAATCCTGGTGAATTATTATCTATTGACATATTATCTTAACCTAGAATTAACTGAATAGTCTATTGAGCCTGATGAACCTGCTGTAGAAATAGTATCTACTTGTGCAGTAATATTTACAAATGATTGGTCTATATTAATTAACTGGTCTCTTTTAGGTGCTATATCTAGTGAGTTTGGAATAGCAGTAATTTTAATAGAGGTATCTGATGCAGATGTAGTAAAGTTATTTAATGAAATTTTACCAGATGATGGAGTAATAAGTCCTGCATCATTTATAACAGTAATATTATTTCCATCCACTACTTTATAAACCATAACTTGTCTATTACTAGACCCCGTAATTGGAATATCACCAAAGAAATGGTCTACACCGCCTGGAACCAATTTAAATGCAGTTGAACTAATTAAGAAATTACTTGAGTCACCTGACTCATATAAAGGAGCAGCAAAGGATAAGTTAAATACATTATCTACTGCTGTAGTTCCTGCAGAAATATTCTGATACATATAAGGTCTAATAGTTGAGTTAAGAATAGAAGGGTCTGCTGAATCAATTAATTTTAAGAGTTGAGAATGTCTGAAGACTCCATCAAACTTATTTAAGTTGTTAAAATTATAATCCGAAATAACATCTCTTACCACATTCTGTAGTTCAACACTAGTTCTATCAGTAATGTTTGGATTATACTTAAAGAATACATCTAATTCCAAATTAGTAAAGTTGGGGTCTACAATTTCTGGAGTAATAGAAACAATATTTTTACCTTTCAGTACAGTATCTTTAATCGCAAGTTTTTCTGTTGCTGTAAGTGTGGGTGCTGTAAGAGGTTTAATTGCAATATAGACTGTTCCGAAATCTGCAGGGTCGTTATCTTCTCCACCCCATGTAGCAATAGAAGAAATGTTTGCAAATCCTTTTAGAATAATAGACCTATAATCTTCTGCAGTAACTGCTCTATTTTGTGCAGTAAATGTAAGAGGAGCATTAAATCTGATTGACTCTATTGTTTCTGGTTCATTACCACCTGATGCATTACTTACAGTTATAATAGCATTAGTAAATGACCCAGTAAGCTGAGGAATAGTATCATTAAATATAAAAGTACTTGCTCCATTAGCTTCTTCACCATCTGTATAAATATAGTCCAAAGTTACAATATTATCATTAACTGGCTTCTTACCAGTAATACCATCTCCAAAGTAAACTTCATATCTACCACCTGGATTTTCTTGTAGATAATATACTTGAGCTTTAGAATCTACATTTAGTAGTGATTCGAATCTTGTATAAATATTGTAAGAGGTTGATTTTTCATTGTCTTGTACTCTTACTCTTAATGTGCTTGTATCTGCATCAATATCTGCGAGTTGAAATTTCTGATTATCAATATCATTATCAACTCTATAGAGTAGACTTTTAAGAACACCTTGAGCAATACTAATATTACTAAAAGTATATTTGTTAGTTACTGCATCAAGGTTAGCAGATTCATTATTAAGAAGTGCAAAATCATACTTGATTCCACTTAATTGTGACCTAAGTTTAGTCCCTCTTTTAAGTATTAAAGTTTCAGGCCTAGAGCTTTCATTAGTTGCATCAATTACAATATTTACTGTTGCCCTAGATGCAAGGATACTTCTTGGAGTATAACCTAAAAGTTTAGCACGAGTAACTACATTACCTCTAATCTGAGCAGAATCTAAGAATGCTTCATTTAATGCATAGTGAGCGGCCATTGCATTATAATGTGTATTATATGCAAGAACATCAAGCAGTACATTAAGACTACTTCCTTCAAAGTTAAAATCATTAAACTGGGATTGATTCTTTAGATAGTTTTTTAAATTATCTTTAATTTGGTCGAAATCTAGTTCGGTTACATTTAAGTTACTGGCCATATTATTACCTTAATCTTCTTAGGGAAATATCAAACTTATCTATTTGATTATTCTCTTTTATTTTAAATTTTATAGTAATGTCATATCTATTTTTATTCTCATTACCTTTTACATTTACATTTAGAATTTCTACTCTGCTTTCTTTTCTAATTACTGATTTAATCTGACTAGTTATTGATAGTTCAGTTAAGACTCCCATGGGCTCAAAAAGTAACCCTCTAAGATTGGCACCTAAATCTGGTTGAAAAGGCCTTTCAAAGGAATCTGTTAAGAGTAGATTCTTCAATGAATTCCTGATAGCTCTATCATCTTTTAACGGCATTATATCTTTTCTATATGGATGAACTGCCAAAGTTAAATCTAAATCAGCATGGCCCTTTTTTCGAGCTATATTATTAGAACCACCTGTTTTATCAGATGGGTTTGTTCTACTATTTGAAATATCGTGTATACTCATATAGTTATTTATAAGGGCTTAGTTAAAGAATTATTCAATATCCAATAATATCTTATACATTAGCTAGTTTAGCATTTATCTGATCTATAGTAAAGTTTAACTTAACAGCATCAGATGTAACAGTTTCTGTTGAAGTAACACTCGTATCTGTTATTTCACTAGGATCGATAGTAATATTAGGGTCTAGGTATGCAATATTACCAGAATACCCCATTAAAGATAATGGATCACTGTAATATGTAGAATCACCAAAGTTTGAACTAGGTCTAGGTTTTGTACCACTATCGTATAGTGTATCGTTACCTTTTGCGGTCTCTCTAAAGTATTTTCTTAATTGTGCTGGAGTTGTGGTTGGATACTTTCCTAATACCAAGGCAGCCATACCACCGACATTTGGTGATGCAAATGAAGTTCCTGTTGCGTCATATTTACCATTTGTGTATAGATTCATATAAATGTTAACACCTGCTGCAGCAGTATCTACTCTATCTCCGCGATTACTAAAATCTGCTAGTGATTCTTTACTACTCATATATATTTCTTCTGGGTCGTTGAAGTTAGATGTTATGGCAGCACATACTATTGTATCTGTACTCATAGATAACATTTCTCGACATGTTGGGTAAAACCGGTAGACACGATGGTGCTTAGCTGCTCCTGTTCCAGTTTCGTATGGCCAGATGCCAATAACACCATTATTATAGTCTATATTGTCAGGAAGTGCTATTTTTGAACTATGATTGCCTGCAGCACTGACATGATGTACTCCAGCAGCCGACATATCATTGATAGCATCAAGGTTTGCGTATTGTTGGCTGTTATCTCGATTAGATATATATGACATAATAGTAGCTTTATCCTCAGTGGTTAAATTTCTAATATCCATTGTTCTACCATTTATAGGTGAATTTAATAAACTATAATGTCCGTGGCCAAATGGTATATTCTTGTTATTTCCATATGCTAAACTAGTATGGGCATTATAAAAACTTCGGAATCTACTGACTTGTAATTCTGGTATACCATTTGGCCTTACTTTATCATAAAATCCATCTCTAAATAATACTGCACCATTATTTATTTGAGGGCTTTCTGACCTATATTCTATAGCATCAACGACTATAGTTGGCCTACTATTACCTTTATTTTGATGAAATAGCCTAAATGCATCCCATCCATGCGATGCTACGCTTTTGGCCGCTGCGAGCATGGGTGTTCTCGGCCAAATATATAAATCTGCACCAGTTGCCCAACCATAAGTATTTCCCGCAGTAAGGGCCGCAACAGCCTCGGCATGACTATCGATTCCAGATGTCGCGCTATAATCTATAGTGGGTAAATTTGATCCACTGGATCCCATACCTGGCAGAGTATTCCATTGAAATTCTTTAAGCCTTGTTGTCCCACTGGTCTTAAATTCTGGATCTGACCTATCTATTATTGTTGCCAAATTTAAAATAATATCTACTCCAGTCCCAATGTAAGAATTTGTGTAAGTGGCAGTACTATCTGTATTAAATGTAGTATTGTTAGTCTGACTTTGGTGACGTATAAGTCCCCAGTTACCAAATGAAGATTTAGGTTCGTTAGTATCATCAATGCCTACTCTGTGGTCATACTCTCTACTATATGACACTGACTTAGTTACAGCATTTTCTTCCATAATTATGTCTTCAAGTAATATACACGAAACAATGTTTTCTTTTCCTTGCAACTCTCTTACTTGTGCTTCTGTACAATCTGCAAAAAATATCCCTGGCCTATTTGGAATTGCATCTGTTACATTGGTTACAAGAGGATAGAAGTCAGTTTCATCGCAACCTTTTTTTACTATAATGTTATATGTTTTTGTCATAATTAAATGTCTCCTAATTTTGTATTTATTACTGCAGATGAGAAAGTCATATTATCAGTAGTTAGTGGGATTCCATTAGAGTCTAGTAAATGCTTACCTTCACTGTCTAGTAGTACAGTATTCATATTACCATTAAGTGTATTAGAAGAGATGGTATCTATTATCACTGTTTCAACTGGATCAGCTGTGTCATCTGGAATAACTACATCACCTGGGTCTATAATATCAATAGCAATAGGTGTAAGTGTAGGTAAAATATTTGAACCTGCCTCACCAGCAGGAATTATATTTCCATTTTCATCTAGTGATGCAGAAGGTACATTCTTTAAACCTATAATATCTAATGTATTAGTAATACTTATTGCTGCAGGAAACCCTATTAGCTTTAAGAAATCACAAAATGTAAATGTAATCCATTCTATTAATGCACCAAGTCCAATGGCATTGAAAAACTTTTGTACTTTTTGCATCCATTCTTGTATAAGATATTTAGGCCATTCTTCTCCAAAGTTTTTTAATCTTCTTTTAAACCTATCCATCTTTCTTTCTAAACTTTCTACAAAGTCGTTTGGTTCACCCCCAATTAAATCCAAAACACTAAACCCTGCAATATTTAAAGATTCTAACTGTTCAATTGCTTGTCTTCTTAATTCTTCTTTCATATCGTCCGGAGCAGACTTTATTTGTTCCTCTAGTGATTCTATAGTAGAATTAATTAAACCTTCTACATTAAGTTCAGTTAATATTGGTAATGAAGGTAAGCCTAATGCTTCCCATATAGTATCAAACTTAGAAATAAGGTCTCCGAATAAACCATATATAATACCCAGAGCGCCTTTATTTAATTGAGTAATTACATATTCCCATATGGCCTCTGCTTTCATATCGGGTGATTCTATACCATATGTGCCATCAAATGATTTATAAATATCAGGTAACATTGGATAAAAAGTTTCTAGTTCATCAATAAACTGACTTTTAATTGTAGATTTATATTCTGGTTCCGAAAATAATCTTACAATGTCGACACTAATTCCGAAAGGTGGCACTGGAATAGCAAAGGAAACTGGTAATACACTATTAATAATTTCTAAAAATTTAGCCTGAACAAAGAGATGATATTCTTCTATCATAGCATTAATTCTTTTTTCCCATTCTACTTCTGGAATTTCTAATGTTGCAAATACAGGATCTGAAATAGAAATAGGATAATTACCTAGAGTATCTTTTATATTGTCTAGTATATCTCTAATTTTTTGTGCTTCATCTGGCAAACCTTGTAACTCTAATATAGCAATAGAATTAATTATTTGATTAAATATATTAGTAAGGTCACCTGGTTTAGGTAGTAGTGATGCTTCACACGGTATTGTTATAGTATTCTGGGTCATTACGCATTTAATTTAATGGAAGATGCAATGATTGAAATTGTACCATCATCATTAAATGTTACCCTAGAACCAGACTTATGTTTGATATTAATTCTTTCTTCATTTTCACTATTATCAATTTCAATCAAATGGCCTGATTTAGATTTATATACTTTATTATCCACTGATGATTCGGTCGGAATATCTTGTGTACCATCAGTTTGTGTCGCAATAGAACCCATAACTAAAGGGTCTTGTGCTGAGTTACCATCTCTAAAGAATCCTACGACCCATGAACCTATTTCCAAGTGATGATTACCACCTACACCTTTCATCGACGCAGAAGTTGTTGGCATCATAACAGTTGCCCATGGTAAATCTTTAACTTCAATTTCACTAGCATAAAAACCTAGACACCTAACCTTTACTCTATTAAGCTTTTCTGGGTCTTTTACATCTTCTACTATACCAGTAAACCAAGTAAAAATGCCACCTTTAAATTCATCTTTCATTATTTATCCACCCCTTGAATTTCTTTAGGCCTAGAATCTCTCACTATAGTTACAGTTTGTAAATACTGATTTTTAAATTCATGTTCTATATTAATAATTAAATATTTGCCACTTGTAAATTCATCTTTAATTTTACGGTCTTCCTCATTATGACCTGAGTGATTTACCTTTAAGTTAATTAACTGACCCACTCTAATTGAAAAATCACCTGGCAATATAATTGAATGCTGATATGACTTTAATGATGCAATTCTTCCATGAATATAATTTCTATTAAGTTCTTGCATAACATTTAAATCATCACCATAAGCTTTAGAGTTTTTAGAAATATGATAAGTCTTACTATCAAAGCTATCTTCATAACCATAATTTTTATCTGCTGTGTATGACTTTTCAGATTCTAGGGCACCCTTTGTAAACTTATATTGTTCATTTTCTTTAAAATCTTTAGTGGCAATATCCAAAGTTAAAGTCTTGGATGCCATTGCACCTTCCATTACAGCAATGAATTTAGAGAAACCTGCAGTAGATGAAAGTGCCCTTACATAAGTTCTTTCTTGTTCATAGCTATCATCATCTGCTTGTTTAAAAGGTAAGTTAATAAATGGCCTATATTCGTATGTAAAATATTCTTCAGACAACTTAGAATCTTCAATCATTTTATCTAGTGATTTAAATCTTAATACTCCATCATTAGTTTGATATAAAAACATAGGAGAATTACTGTCTGAAGAATATTCCTTTAACCATCTCATAGCATTTAATGGTTTTAAATTAGGATATATTCCTTTTATTATATTAACTCCATTCTCTTGAATATCAATTTTATTTTCTTCTATATCTAGTTCATTTGTTGCAATGTTTTTTATAAGAGTTCCCACATTACCATTAAATGCATTCTTTATAGTTTTCTTATTAGAATAATCTACATATTCTGAAACACAATTTAAAATATAAGTAGTTAAACCAGGCTTTACTCTTGTAAAATTTTGTATTTCTATAATTCTTAAATTTAATTTTATTTCACGAACTAGTTGGTCTCCTTTAAGACTATCAGGTAGATTCTTTTGCACTACTAGTTCAATTTTTTCATCACCAGATAATTTTGCATCACCAATAAAGTTTACAGTATCACCTATTGCAATTCTAACTTCTATTTGAGGATTGCCTAAATCTTCTTTTATATTAAAATATGCAATGAGGTCTGATATTTCATTTGCAAGGTCAGCATCTTTTTTATTAACATAATCATGTCGAGTTAGTTTACACCTAGCTATTCTATAGCCAGTAGGAGTAGAAGCAACTTCTGTGCCCTCTACTACATTACCAAGTTTACCTAACCCAGGGTTTAATTCTTCACTCATTAATTAATTCCAAATAGTCGTTGTAAAACTGCTCTATATTTTCTGGTCTGATTACTCTTAATTTAGACCTTTGGTCGTTAAGAGCAATTATGTGTTGTCTATTACTTATATATTGTAAACCACTCTCTGATGCTCCTGTGGCATCTGCTTCTGCTAGTTGAGCCCTTTGAGGAATGTTTGTTTCATCAACAAGGCCTTCTCTATTAGCATATAAGGCTTCGTATTCATTAGTAATAGTATTATTGATATTACTTGTATTTACTGCATCGGGTGATTCTGTAAATACAATATTAGAAAATTCTCTTTGGTAAGTAACACCATTTGCATCTATAACATTTTTATAATATCTATGTGGTGCTTCTGTATATTTCCAAGCCCTGAATGATTGCACTGAATCGTTTGAAGTACCACCAGTTATAATTTCGAATGTATTACCATCACCTATAAATGAACCTGTAGTATCTTGAATAATTAATTGGTTCTTATCTATATCTTTCTTGATTAGAGTACCTTTGGCACCTGAGGTTCCGCCAGTAATAGTTTCACCCAATTCAAATCTTCCTGCAATAGAATCAGTATGACCTATTACAATTCCATCATCATCTATATCGGGTCTTGGATTACTTGCTACTGCCCATCCATTAAATTCTTTTTCTATATAATCTTCCAACATTCTGGTACTCATAGGCCAAAGTTTATAACCATCATGTAAAAAATCATTTACTACAAAAAATGTCCAATAGTATTTTGTAGTTCCATATAATCTTTGAGAAACAATGTCTGGTCTTTCACCATCTTGAACATCATAGGTAGTATAGGTATACTGTTCGTCAAGTCTATCACCAATAGGCCTAACCTGTCTGTAGATATCAACAATATCTTGTGTAGTACCTGTTCTATTAATATCGTATTCTATTTTAGGAAAAAATTTAAAATAATTCATTATGCATCCTCAGTTTCTTGTTGGGAATCATCTCTTATACTTTCCATTTTATTAATATCTTCCCTTGTTAACTGTCTAGTTTCTTGGAATGTTAAAGAAAGTGTTGTATCTGTGGGAGCGCCGGTGTGGTAAAACATATTACTATTTTCATTATAAGTTGAAGATAAGCCTGTTAAATATGCATCATGCATCATAGGCATGTAATTATCAATCTTCTTGCCCCTATGAAAAGCAACCTTAAATCTTGGAGGGTATGACACTGCTACATTTCCTATAATTTCAGGATACATATATTTCCTAAAAGTTTTTTCAATCTTTTTCATAACATCACTATCTTCTTTATTACTAGGAACCATTTTAAAATTAAATGAGAAAGTTCTAATACCCATATCTTCAAATGTTGCAGTAGCCTTACTATTTAAAACTACACCTGCATTTGCAGCGGCCATAGTAGCTCCATCACCAGCACCTGCAAATAATTTATTAATTACTGCTGCTCCAATAGCCATTGATTCTCCAGAACTTGCCGTAGCCTGGGCCTTGGCTGCTTCGGGGTCTGACCCATATTGTCCCACAAATTTCTTTACGGCATCAATAGTACCAAAATTCATTGTTCCAAAATTGGCACTATCTTCCATTTGAAAACCATTAGGGATAAACATATTTATGGTTCCATCTTCTTCACTGATAATGTCTCCACTTTTATTAATTATTTCTATCCTAACGAAACTGGCATCTTTTTCAATAGATAAGCTTATCTCTGTGGGAAAGGTTATATTTGCCATACTTTTACTCCGTATAAATACTTATATTATTAACTAACATATAGAGTATTTATAATGGCTTATAGAGGGAAATATACAATTAAACGTAAAGATAAATATCTGGGTGATGCATCCAGTGTAGTTTATCG